CGTGCCCAGGACACACGCAGTCAGGTTCGACACGACCGGATTCCTGCGCGGCAACCCAGGCGAACTGGCCGACCTGATCACAAAGCTAGTACCGCTCGGTGTCCTGACTGAAGAAGAAGCACGCCTGGTGCTAGACCTGCCCACTCTCGGAGTAATGTCATATACCCTTTTACCGATGGGGAACTAATGAGAACGACAACGCAAGACACAGAGTTCATCTTTGAAGTACGCGAAGACGCCGACGGTGACATTGTCGGCCAGGGCACAGGCCGCGCCGTACCCTACGGAGTCGAAACTGACATCGGTGGTGTACGGGAGTCCTTCGCTAGGGATTCATTCAACCCTGAAGACGTCATCGGCAAGCCACTTGCCTACCGTCATAACGAACCCGTCGGCATCATCACTGGCGCAGAGAACCGCGAAGACGGCCTGTACATCGACTTCAACATCGTGAACACTGCACTCGGTCGCGACGCAGCGACCCTGGCGCGAACTGGCGCCAGCCGCGGCCTGTCCGTCGGATTCCAGCCGATTAAGTCAGCATGGACAAAGACACGCGACGCAGTGCAACACATGAGCGCCGGCCTCCTCGAGGTCAGCCTCACCCCATATCCCGCATATGCCACCGCTGGCATATCGGCAATCAGAGAAGAAGGAGAAACCATGACTGAGACAGTCATCGAGACCGAGACTGTCTCGGTCGATGCGGAGGCTCGCGAAGCCATCGCACAGGTACGCGAAACCGTCGCCAGCATCGAGGCACGCGCTTTCGTATCTGAACCCGTTCACCCACTCGCCGAGTTCCGTTCGTTCGGTGAGTACTCGAAGGCAGTCCTGGCAGGCGACGTCGACACGCGCGCCCTTGCCGACCAGACGACCGCCAACAACCCAGGCGTCATGCCCCCAGTGTGGCTGCTTCAGGTCAAGGGCATCATCGACTTGGGTCGCCCAGCGATCACGTCAGTCGGTGGCCCAGAGTCAGCCGGACAGTTTGGCATGGAAATCAACTGGCCTTACTTTGACGGTGACCTGACCGCAATCGTCGAGGCCCAGGCTAACGAAAAAGACGAAGTCAACTCGGTCGAGATTAACCTGGAAAAGGGCGACGCAACCCTGGGAACCTACGCAGCCGGATCGGATATTTCCTACCAGTTGCTTCAGCGTTCCAGCCCGTCTTACCTGGACGCTCACAATCGGATCATGGCCGCGTCATACTCGACCGTGACCGACCGCAAGTTCACAAACGACCTGTGGACCGGATCGTCGAACACGAACATCTACGACCTGTCGGCAGACACCACGGGAACCGTGTTTCGTGAGCGCGTATTCACCGCCTCGATGGAGGTCGAGGACGCAACCGGCGCCCCCGCCACCGTCGTCCTGGTGTCGACCGCGTTGTTCTCCAAGATCGGCAGTTTCACCACGTTCTTCCCCGCGCCTTACAGCGTGCAGAACGTGTCGGGCGTTGCCACGGCCAGCACCCTGGATGTGAACGTCTCAGGCTTGCGCGTTGTTCGGGCGAAGTGGCTCGACACCGACGCCGACCGTCACGCAATCGTCCTGAACGGTGAGGCAGCACGCTGGGTCGAAGACGGCCCACGCCTCGCCACTGCGGAGAACGTCAGCAAGTTGGGTCGCGACGTAGCGATTTACGGATACGGTGCCACGGCAGTTTACTTGCCAGCAGGCGTCGTCCGTCTTGCCGAGAATTAAACCAACTCACCCCACCGGAAGGTAATCAGGGTCCCGATATGGCACTCGTAACAGGTCAGGAACTAGCCGACGCGCTAGACCTGGAATACGACGACCCGTACGAAGACACGCTCGATCAGGTCGCCGCAGCTGCGGATGACATCATCGGGACCCTGATTACTACGGCAGCACTGACAGCGGAACCGCCAGCAGTCAAAGAGGCCGCGCTCGCAGTGGGCGTCGAAATCTTCCAGGCGCGAACCGCTTCAGGTGGGCAGGCAGTAGCGGCAGACTTCAGTCCTGGCCCTTACCGACTTTCGGTGTGGCTCACCAGGCGAGTGATGTCTTTGCTCGGCCCATACCTGAACGTCAAAGGCATGATCGGATGACAGCGCTCAGCACCGAGGCTCGGGAAGCCCTGGTGACAGCGTTTGAAGGTCACGGCCTGAAGGTATACACCACAGTCCCAGCCGTACCGATCCCGCCCTGCGTTGTCATCGTTCCCGACTCGCCCTGGATACAGCCGACCAGGTTAGGTTCGAACCTGAACTACCGAGTCAGGTGGAAAGTCCTGGTCGTTATCTCGCCCAGGAACAACGCCGCCGCGACAGTCGACTGCGAAGATGCGGTCGATTTGATCCTCGGGCTAGTACCCTCGGGATACGTCGCAGAGTTAGTCGGCCCACCGCAACTGGCAGACACAGGGGCGCAGGGAACCGTCTACACAACAGAAATCAGCATCACCGCACAAATGACAGAAACACCGACACCGTAATCGGGGCCACGCCCCGCCCACAGAAAGAGGACCAGATATGCCAGCAGTAAGTGTGGCGGGCGCAGCGTTCACCGTTGACGTCGCCTCTATCGGATACGAAAGCCAGGTCACGAACGGCACCGTCACCACGACGCCTACGATCGTGCGAACAAAGACACTGGACTCGGTCGCGTTCGACCAGACCGACCTTAACTCGACGATCGCGGTCGAGTTCCTGTACGACGAGAACACCGGCCTGTACGACGCCCTTCAGGTTGCAATCGCTGGCGCTCAGACAGTAGCCGTCGACGTGCGCTCCGCCACTGGCCACTGGGCAGGCAACGGAATGTCGATCGAGGCCTGCGAGATGACCGTTGAGGCAGCCGGAATTGCCACCTGCTCTGTCACCTTCACCGGAACCGTAGCGTTCTCTTAACAACTAGCGAACGGGGAAACACCGCATGTACCCAAAAGTGAATTATCAGAGGCCTGACCAGGACGACGTCACCACAGTCGACTGCCTAGCGGCAGATGTCATGCTGGCGAACCGCCTGTGCAACAACAACCCAAAACTGGTGGACCTGTGCATCTTGGTCGCCTACATGAACGAGCACGACTCAGAACCCGCGAAGATGGACCAGGTATCGAAGTGGGCGCGTAAGGAACGCATCTGGGCCGAGCAAGGGGAAACGCCGGACCCTACCCAGCAGGCACTGTCGAACGACTGATGGTGCAACTGGCGCTCCATCTTCACCGGCCCGTTGAGGAACTGGCGAAGATGGAACCTAGACTGCTTGCGACATTTGTTGAGGAGTTGAGCAGTGGCGATCGTTGAAGCCTACGTCGACGGCCTGAACGACGTCCTGCGCGCTTTTAAAGCATTACCAAAAGAGGCCAGCGCGGAACTGCGGCAAGCCTCGAACAAAATCGCCGCCGATTATATGGTCCCCGCCTGGCAGAACGCCGCCCTGTATTACGCAGGACCCTGGGGCCAGGTCATCGCAGACAGTGTCAAAGTTAAGCGCGACCGCGTACCAGCAGTCTCGATCGGTGGAAACCGTAAGGTTTTGTCAGGTGGCGGCACAGCCACAATGGTCAGGTGGCCCTCTGACACAGGCCAAGGGCGCGAGTCGTTCGCGCCGTTCGAACAGACAAACTGGATCAGCAACGTACGCGCATACCAGCCAGCCGCGCTGCGCGAGTGGGGTCAAGCCGTCGACCGGATCGTTAGAAAATGGGGGACAATGTAGCCATGGCAAAAACCCTGACAATTTTCCTGGCAGCCGACGTATCCAAACTTAACAGGCAACTGAAAGGCGCCCAAGGCGACCTAAGCCTGTTCAGCAACGGCATCAGCGGCCTGTCCAGCAAACTTTCGAACTTGATGGGGCCAGCCCTTATCGGTGCGGCAGCAGCGGCAGGCGCTTTCGCAGTCAAACTCGGAGTCGACGGGGTCAAAGCCGCGCTCGAGGACGCCGCCTCGATCGACAAACTGGCCCAGACTCTCGAAAACCTGAACCTTGCACACCAGTTACCTGAAGTCGAAAACGCGATCAGCAAGTTCGAGCGCACACTGGGTATCGCTGACACCGAACTACGCCCCGCCTACGATCGCCTGGTCAGGTCCATCGGTGACACGCGCGAGGCAACCCGCATCCTAGGAATTGCCCTTGATGTCAGTTCGGGGGCTGGGAAATCGCTGGACGCAGTTGTTCAGGCACTTGGTCGCGCCTATGACGGCAACACGGCAGGCCTGTCCAGGCTCGGTGCTGGCATCGACTCAGCAACCTTGAAAACTGGCGATCTGACCCTGATTACAAACGAACTGGCCAAAACTTTCGGCGGTCAGGCCACCACGTCGGCACAGACGATGGAAGGACAACTCAGGGTCCTTCAAACCGCCGTCGACAATGTGGCCGAGGCACTGGGTCGTGGCCTGCTCGATTCCCTGGGCGAAACAAATGACGGCACCGTCAGCCTGGTCAAAGCAATGGAAGACCTCGAACCCTTGATGGAAGGGATCGGCGCCCAGGCAGGCGAAACCGCCACCTCGATCCTGACCATTGTCAATTCACTGGCCAGCGTCGCAGGCGCAGCACCAGACGCCGAGGAAGAACTTTCAGGCATCGGCAAAGCGATCGACTACATGATCAACGACTTTCCTTTGTTCTG